CTGATTGCTACAGTACGCACTATAAAGACGCCCGATGAAGTAACCGCAATAGACGCCTGAGCAGTGCCGGCATCATTAAACTGTATCCCGGCAAAGCCGCCTAAATTGCTACTAAACCGAAATCCGCCAATGAGCCTCCCGTATGACGCCGCCAAGGTCTTTGAGAGAGCGTTATTCTGAGACACAAACGACAGGGCATTACCGGTTGCCGAAAGCGGCGCGACGATATTCAAGGCAGCACCCGCGCTATTCCACTCACCCGCCGTCAGTAGCGCAGCAACGCTCGTGTTATTGCTATTAGCGCCACCGTACTTATCGAATCCCTCCAGAAAGACGACTGCCATCCGATTAGCTCGACGTGATGATCAGCGAGCCGGCGGGAAATGCCGCCGACACGCCACTGGCGATAATCTGAGACGCGACCTTACGGACCATCCCTGATCCGGTCGAATTGGTATTGACCACCGTGGCGCCGTTTTGAACGGTAAAGGTATCCGTAGCGGGGCTGTTGACGGTCAATAGACCGGTGAAATTCGAAGCCGAGAAACCGGGTAGCGTACCGCCATACTCGTTCGTCCAGACCACCCGATCACTTGCGCTGAACCCGTGCGCCTTAGTTGTGATGACACCAGGGGAAGCGGAGTTCACTGTCGCCGGCAACCAAATGAAGTTCCCCAGGTAATCCCACGCCAGCAAATTACCGGTGGTCAGGGCGTCGAACAGGCCAAATGCGATAGCCGTACCCCAATCGGCTGTCGCACCGGGGAAGGCGATAACGTTCGCGTTGGCTACCGTGCTAGGGGCTGACCCGGTAGGCGCATTCCAATCTCCCCCTACCGTTGCTACTCGCGCATAGCCGCCAGCCGACACCTCGGTGAACCCGGTCCCCGCATCACTTCCAACAACGGTGAACAATCCGACATGCGTTGTCGGTAACGTGTAAAGCGCGGTCTTGCCCACGAGGTGGGCGAGGACACCCTGCGAAGTACGATCGGTGAAACCGGTCATGTTTCATATCCTATCACAGTGCCATAGACTCCAGTTAGCCCGGTGTCCGGTACTGTTGGGGCGAGAATACGGATGGTATCGTTGTAATCGTATGTGATATCGCTACCGGATGAACTGGCAGCGGTGAGGTTCACGCTACCCGCCCCGACTGTCAGCGTACCGACATTGGCGAACGTCAAAGGCGATGCGGCTAGCGCCTTTTGCACCCTGAATACGGTATTCGCAGTAGCATTCGAGGTTCCACCCAGCGTGGTTGATGCGCTCCGGTAACCCACAAAGTCAGCGGGAATCGTGAAATCAAAGGCAAAGCGGTGGAAGAATACCGGCTGATCGGCGGTAAGCAGACCGCCAGGACGGGTGCCAAATCCCAAGCCGCGCATCGGTCGCACGTTTATATACTTACTGGTCATATCATCGTAAACGATGACATCCCCATCGACGGGTGATGAGAGATCAAACCTGTCATCGATTACAAGGTTCTCGATCCACCCTGTACCGTTAAACACCCATGTCGTATCGGTCATGGAATTCCAGGCTTGCCAGCCTAGCTTCGGCACGTAGTAGAACCAATCAGTAACCACAAAGACCGCAATCGCGTTCGAGTGTCCCGCCCACGCGCCAGCCCCCGCACTGCCAACGATGTAGCGGTCCCCGTTCACCGGTAGGATACTGGGTGGCGAATTCATTCTATCGAGCACAGCTAGATGCACCAAGGCATCGAGCCGTGCGAAGTTAGGATTGAATGCACCAACACCCCAACCATCCTCGTGGGGCGCATATCCCCATACGACGCCTAGATTCGGTCCACTCGTACCGGGCATCAGGGTGGTCCCCCATCAAAATTGTAGTCGAAATCGTCATCGAATGCGCCGATGCGATACAACCGGAACTGGTAATGTTGCAACGATGCAAGACCGCCGCGTACCGATTCCAACGTGAACCAATAAGACGGCAGATGACCGTCTCCTACGTCCATACCGTTCGTGTAAGTCCATGACGTACCCGTGATGCCGGTTACGGTACGCAGTACTGACATTGGTACGGGATCGGCTCCGTTCCAAACGCGGACTGTATAGGTTGTTCCGGGTTCCGGCCCCGTGCTGCCCGCCGAGTGCTCCAACAGGAAGTTACCCTGCGTGATCCGGTCACGGTGCGACCAAGTTATAGCGCGATCGGCTAGGGTAGCTATCATGTTGGTTTCATACGGCACGCCTGACACCATCAGGTTCCCCGGTGGATAGGGACGCCCCTGCCGGCCGGCAATGATAACCTCATCTACATCGGCAAGAGCGGGGTCAAGCTGTTCGCTTGACGTGCGTGTGAGGAGTTTGACTTGGACGTGTTCACTGATTGAGTAATCCCTAAAGTCGGTAGTCGGTACGTGATTCTGAAACCAGATCTTGTCGCCCGCCTTGAACTCGTGCAGCACGGTATCGACGCAACCACGCGCGACCGTTATCTCGCCGGTCAGTATGTTGATGTCTTCAAGGCGGCAGTATTCCTGTATCTGCGGGTTAATCCTACTGACAAGGATGACCGCAGTACCGATCGCCTCGGTCACCAACTCCATATTGGTGCCGCTCGTAAGGGTAAATGTAGTATCGCGCAACCCGATGTCCGAAAGCAATTCAGCACCGGGGTCGAACCCAGCGGTATTGCGTTCGACAAAATTCGCTTCAGATGTGGTCTTGGTCGAAACGATGTAATCCTGCGCTGCGCCACCGGGGCGTTCGGCTAATACCTTTATGACACCGGTATCCGGCTGCAACGCTAGAACCTCGGCCGGCGGCAAGTTCTCAGACATATCGACGTATGTCATCTCGCCCACCAGCCTCTCTGAGATGACTCGCGCTGAACGGTCGGGGGGTATCCAGAAGCTCCGCTGCGGCGTCACAAAGCTGGTGGCAGGCAGGCTGAACACGTCCTGTATCGCAACAACCGTTATCGTGTTGTCCTCAAGCGGTCCCTCCTCGATCTCCCCGATACGTAAAATTAAGTTTCCGATGCCTCTACTCGGTGCGCTGATCCGGAACACGTCACCCGGTGCGAACTGGAATCCAACCCGGTTGAACTTGATCCGCATCCGGCGCACATCCGCCGAGTTCGCCTGTAAGTCCCGCTGCGCCAGCCGCATCGCCAACGACGGAGTCGGCACCCCCAGGTAATCAACCGTGGTCGAGATCATCGTACCCAGTGATTGGAACGAGGCGAGGTTCTGGACCCGCACCTGACCCTTTCGCCCACTGACGGGATCGATGTAGTTGACAATGATCTCGTTATACACGGTATCGGACGAACTTGACTCGTCCTCGATGATCTCAAGGATGCCGTTCTCAAATGTATAAAGCGGTAGTTCCTCCGGAATGTAATCGAAACGGATCAACTTTATTTTAAGTAAACCTGTTACCCGGTCGATGTAGACCACACCTCCGATTGTGTTGACGATGATCTGGACGAATCGATCGATATCCTCCTGCCGATTCCAACGGATGCACATCCCAAAGCCTTCGCCGATAAGCGTCTCCGCTACCGCCGTAAAGCTTTCCTCATCGAGAAAGGATCGCGGCATCCCGCGACCCCATACGTTATTCGTGGCGCACTCGTACAAAATGTGCGCCGGATTCATTGCCCTGATGCCGCCACCCTGTTGACTGATAGAGGTGAAACTGCCCCGAACCTCGTGTACGTTTGTCGGCTCAGGGAAGATCAGCGAGACGACTAGACCGCTAACGCTCGCACTTACCCCGTGTAACTCGTCACTATGCCCATTGCATACCGCAGCGAACCGTGAAGCCGTCTCTTCCGCCGTCGATCCAATCGCCACGTTGTGGCTTGCGCCGATCAGGTAGGTGAAGAAATCTACCTGCGCGTCCCCGATTGCGATGCCGTCACCGGAATGCGGTTGAGTGTTAAAGGTGACCAGGGTTAGCGGTGCCGTCTCCATCGGCATGACTGCCAGATCAGGCCGCCACACCTCACCATCCCAGCCGGCAGTCTGGCGGTTGACCCGCATCTTCCACGCCTTCGGGTATGGATTGTTCGAACCAATCTGCCCGTAGTAAAATATAGTGGATACACCACGCCACCCCGGCATAGGGAATCCACCTTCGATATTACTTTGTATGATGTCATCGACAACCTGATCTGCTTCACCCATCATCAACTTGAAGCTGCCGACAATCCCCCCTTCCTTCTGGTCGCCACCAAACAAATTCGGCTTATTGATTTGCTGGTAATCGGAAACAGCAAGATCACCCGACCACGCGCTGAGATCGCCTATCTTCAGTTCGGTAAGCGAGTTAATCGGCCCGCGACCGATACCCATCTGCACGGCCATAGTATACTTGTAGCCACTGATCTGTGACTTGCCGCCCCCTTTACCGCTGGGCATCGGCTTCTCGCTTCGCCACCTCGACCACAATCAACCCCAGCGCGTCACCGGTTGCTTCGACCTCGGCTATCGAGATGCCGTTCGAGACAAAATCGGACCAGCTAAAACCGTACTGCACAAACCAACGGCGAGGCTCGCGATTGCACATGCCGGCCGCCCGTAGGTGACGCATGTAGATACGGTCACTCACTTCTTACCACCGCTCGCTTTAACGCGGATCGCTTGGCTCGACAGGTTGCCGTAGTACAGCACCATCCAATCCTCTATCCACACGTCGCCAAATACCACTGGCTGTGGCGTCCCCTCCTCGTGTTGTGGAAACTGGAAATCCTCGAACGTGGCAGGCTTGACAATATCGGTCTGCGGCTTCTTCGCGGTCAGAGCCGTGATCGTGTAACTTATGATCATCAGGGCTAACGCCCAGATAAAGTTCATCGCTAGAACACCGGTCCACCGTCAAAGGGATTTCTACCAGGGGTATGCGGAAAACCTCCAAAGTTGCCAAGGTTGGCGAACTTGTTGAGGCAGGTATCAACGATGCGGTCGCACCCGGCGAAAGCTGAAACCGTGTCGCCGACATCCATTCCGGCGGGAGTCCCGATCACATTGATCTGGGTGCCGGTATGCGCCGTGATCATGCGCCGTTCGATCATTCCCGAAGGAAGCCGGTATTCGACAAAGCCGCCCGCAAACCAGTTATCAGGTTTCAGGGCGAAGTTGTCGCCGGTAATCGTAAGACCGGCAATCGCGGTGACTACCGAATCAACTTGACCTACTGCGCGAGGCACTTTGCACGTATTAGGCGCGTAGAGAACATGTGGGCAGTTTCGCTGGTAGCCATAACGCAGCCCGCCTCGCTGGAAACTGGCCGCCAGCATCGCGCACGTTATCTTAGCCTCAACCTCGTCAACCTGTGTGATCCCGTTGACCGTACCGATCCACGTTATCAGCGCATCGGTTACCGTAGGGGTCATGCCATCGACATCGGACATATCGCCCACATGCGCTCGTCTTAGTCGAAGCCACACCGTATCACTGGGAAGCGTACCGAAGAACCGGAACTTCTGGCAGAAGTCTTCCTCGATCGGCATCGTAATCGCCAGCGTCGTACTTTGCGCCTCACTACTTAATCGGATCGATTCGTGTCGGATTGGCACCGCTTTCCACTCGACATCATTGTGCCAAACGTTTCGATCGGAACCGGTGTAGCGCCAATAGTAGTCGTTGCCACCTGAGTTGCGTATGAACTCGAAAAGCTCGATCGGCCGCCCGGAAAACCGTGATACTTCGAAATCGCTCATCGTATTGCTGTCGGAATGGTGAAGTTACAGAATATCGTTTCGAACATTATACCGTGTAGGTGGACCGTCGCTATCCCGCCCGCTTCAACGATAGTAGGGATTAGCCGACTGTAATCTCCAAATCCATAGGGAACCCCGGCAAAATCATCATAGTGGTACAATACACAAGTCTTTTCATAAACCTGTATAGCAACTTCGAGAGCCGGATTATAATCAAACACCCGTATTCGTGCCATTATGTAATCGTATTCTCCCGTCTCGGCAGTGCGATAGAGGTGGTCGGAAGCCCCCACCATAACAAATACAATCCAGAAATGGCCGTTAGTGCGCGGGATCACATTAATCTGATGATCATAATGATCGCTACCACCAGCACTATCATCAGATATGTGGGTATACTCATCAGGGAAGGGGATCGCCGGTTCCCCTGTTGCGAGCCGCCAGTTGGCATTGTCGTATTGGTAGTCCGCCGTAGGGAGTCCGTAGTTGGCACCGCTAATTAAGGTGCTGGTGATACCGTTAAAGTCATTCATGTGGTCAAGTGGAATTTTCAGCATGACCCCTAATGGCCATGCTGGCTGAATTACGTTATGCACCTCTACATTCATAATAGAACCACCTGATGCTTCCTGATCGAGGTAAGGGCGATTGAAGTAAATGTACATGATTAGACGACCGGCACCCGGAAGGATAACCCCGATGTTATTATTAAAATTGTTTGGTGTGCCATGATTTTGATAAAAGTGAAATGACATATCATGCTTATTACAAATCGGGTAAAACATAGTGGTGCGGATTCTACACGGACCCAATCCTCCCCAGCCAGTTAAGTTGTAAGTCCCGCCCAAAAAATCGGAAATAGGTGGCAATACACCAAAACAGCCCTCGAACGCGCCAAGGCCGAAATACCCAAGATAGGTGATCACCGTCGAATCATCGTGAACATCGAAAATACGAAGACCGTTAACGTAAGGCGGGCCAAGTAGCGCCAGATAATAAACCGCACCCATGATCGTCAGCGATCCATCCGCCGCCGGCTTCATCAATACCCACCAATTCTGAAACGTCGAACCTCCTTGTGGGTAATCTGCCTGACAGAGAACGTATCGCCCCTGTCGAATAACATTAGCTTCCACGGAAGAAGCGGCACCACCTGAGCCGGCGATCGCGCTGCCATGCCAAGCGTTAATGGCCGTCCTTAGCCCTTCCCAAGTAAGTGTGTTCAAAAGCGCGCCGGTTGGGCCGTAGACAGACAGCGTCGTAGCCAAGCCTGACATAAGGTAAAAATTGCCGAACTCATCCAACCGGTCAGGCTCGAACCCACCGTTATGATAATTTGCAACAACGGGGTCGGCAGCCCACTGGAAGTCATGAAGACAAATATCATGCGTGGGCGGCTCAGGCGGCTCGACAGGGGGACCAACCTCGGCACCTACCCCAAAAGCAACCCCAGTGCGGAACACGGCACTTACCGTCGTCACTCCTTGCGTGTCGATCGGGTGTACGAACTCAATTTCATCCTGATCGAGTCGGGAGAATGTCAGGAAACTGATCCGGCGCACATCCTGTGGTCGGATAAACCTGCCAGGAGCGGAATCAAGCGCAAGCTGTTCATTCTCCCCGTCGCTACCACTGATCGCTGCGGCAGTAATCTTGTGGTAGAGGCGTGTGCCACTACGCAATTGAATGACGATATGTTCGCGATGCAAAAACGGTCCACCCATGTCGGTATAACCGACACGCTTAACCAGCATCGTCGTGTCGTCTGCCTCCATCGGCGCGACCATCTCAAAGTCAATCATGCCGGTTGACAGCCACAGCGGTAGCCGACGCCCCATCAGTGTGTAAAACAAACCACGCAGCCGCCAATGCGCGAAACGACCTCTTGCCCACCATGCGAAATCCTGATGGGTATAACCACAGACATCGTAGAGAATCGGGATGCCGATATCGTTATCAAGTGCGAACCACTTGCGGTCATAATGCACCGACAGATCAAGCTCGTTGGTGTCCTCCTGTAATACGTAGTTGCCAAGATAAATGCCGAGATTCGGGGTGGCGTTTGATCGATTCGCCTCTAACGACTGAAACCGTACCCTTATCTCCGCAGTGCGATCAGCCCGCCGCGAGAACTGTGGCTGGCTTTCAAGTTTGCACTTCTTGGCTGGCAAGACCCGCGTACCTGCTTCCCAACTACCGCTAATTGGTGTGGCCAATAGAAGGGACTCTGCCTCATACCCAGCGATCTCAACCAACTCATAGGTGAACGGGTCAAGGTTGACGAGGATCGCATACCGGCAACTTTGTAACTCCGTGTAGTTAGTAGGTAGGTAGATCGTTGTATTGCCACCGGAAGCCGCTATCGTGAGATGGCTGACATCGTGCCAAAGGGGTACGTATACCGGGGAGCCGGCTGTGGCGATCGTCAGCAGATCCATGTAGGTCCGGTTGGGACCGGTTAGCATGTAGCTGTATTCAAGCCGCTGCCGTGGACTGATTCGCAGTCCCATGCGTTGCTCTTCCGCCATCGGCGAGTCAGCAACGGCAGTCATCCATTCCAGCGTCTCGCTCATACCGCTTCGCCAATTCGGGCGCAGCGTCCAGACAGCCAGCTTCTCCAGGCTCTCGAACGAATAGATGACGAGGTTGCCGTCATGCTGTAGCGACAGGTAGGCACCATCGTTATCTGCGGTGTCACTCGCCCACAGCGCCTCTGTATCAGCATATATGACGAGGTTGCCATCACGCTGCATGGTCAACAGAGTGGCACCCTGATTCTCCGTGGCAGTCGCCCACAAGACCGTATCGGGCAACTGTACGAGAACCAGATTGCCGTCCTTCTGGAACGCCAACCGGAGGGCACCATTCGGGCTGTCTACCCACTGACCCGGATACAGTGACGAACCACTCGGCAGCGCGGTCTTGCCGCCAAAGCTACCGGGGGAAATTACTGTGTCGGAATCCCACAGCGCCGGCATCGTTAGCCCTTCACGATCGCGCGAATCGTGGCTGCATTCTTGATGAGGTGCTGCACCACGATTCTCTCACCGGCTGACGAACCCATCGCATTCGGAATCCGCTG